CTACCACCTGTTCCAGTTTGTGAAGTCTCAACTACCAATTGCTTGGCCTGATTCTCAAGAATCATAGACATGTTGTTCTTCTCAATATCGCTACCAAGACCTTCCAAAAGGCCAGTAGCGTCCCATTTGCTTGCTAATCTAACCGCGTCAGATTGCAAACTCTGCCATGGGTTAGCAGATTCTAATAGTTGTTGTACGTTTGACATTTTATGTACTTTCTAATTTTTTTTTACTTTATGCCTGCAAGTTTTTGGAACCTACTTACCATACCGTCAGTCTCCATTACAGGCTTCTTTGGAGATGTTCCGACAGCTTTAGATGCAAAACTCTTAGATTCTTTAATAGCTTCTTTAGTATTACTTGTTGTTGAAACTAGACCTTCTAATAAGGTTTCATATACAAGCTTAACCTCTTTAACTGATTCAGCTTTGTCAAAGGTAGTTAATACCTTAACTTTCTGAGCTTCTGTTAAGTTTTTAGCTTTAAAGATCTTATTTGTGTAGAGTAACTTAGAATTTAGAAGATTAACCTCGTTTAATTCAGCTTTTAAAGTTTCGATAGTTTCCGTCACTTCGTCAGAGTCAGCAGCTTGTTTACCTGTTAACTTCTTGTACGTTTTTTTGATAAAATCAATTGCTTTAGTACCTCCTGCATGAATCATACCAATAAGAACAGGTACTGAAAGACCGAAAGCAACAGTAATGTACTTAGCTGTTTCCATAGTAACATTTAAAGCATCTGCTAAAGCTTGAAAATCACTTCCAGTTGGGTCAATGATTTCTTCCATTCCCTCTTTTTCATCTTCTTCAAGGTTCATAGCACCTGTTGCACCAGCTCTACTTGTAGTGTACTTGGAATCTACAGGTTGGATAGACTGCATTTTATCTACTTCTTTAGTAGCTTCTGCTGCAGCTTGTTCTGGATTCATTCCCTGTTTGATCTTTTCTGCTGTTCTTTTAGCCGTTTCTTCCTTTTCTTCTTTCTTGAAAGAAAAATATGCTTTGGCAACTGCACCGCCCATAAGTGATACTATTCCCCCAAGGATAGTTAATACCACTGCTGGTGTAATAGCAATCATTTCTTCAAGTTCTTCTGCTGGTTTTTTGCTTTCCATCATTGGCTCTTCTTCGGTTTCTTCTTCTGATTCTTCATCAGTTACTTCTTCTTCAGAAGCTTCCATTTCTGGTGCTTCCATTTCTTCTTCACCGGCTTCTAATTCACCAGCTTAATCATTTCATCTACCACATCTTCGATAAATGCTTTCAAATCTTCTTCAGACATTTCCTCAAGGTCGAATTCCTCTTCTTCCTTCTCTTCTTCGTCAGCTTCAGGCTCCTCTTCTTCTTCATGCATTTCTTCTTTTTCTTCTTCATGCACTTCTTCTTCGTCACCTTCTTCTAACTCAGCAAGAAGTTCGTTGAGTTCTTCTTCGGTCATAGTTTCATCGTCATGCATCTTTTCTTCCATCTTTTCTTCATCATGCATTTTAGCTTCTTCCATTTCCTTGTCGTCCTCTTCGTCCATCTCTGTAAGTTTCTTCTCAAGCATAGATTTCAATTGCGGAGTGAAGGCCTCTTCCAACGCTGCTTTAGCATTAGAGATAGCCATTTCCTTTACGGCCTTTGCATCAGCAATAGCCTCTTTTAATAAATCTCTGTTTGACATTTTGTTCCTAAAATTTGTTTTGGAAAATACGCTTATTTGATTTCAAGCGTAATGTAGTTTGTTAAACTGTTTTTTCAGAATGCTATATTGAGATAGCATATCTACTTTTAATAAATATAGATGTTTTTCCGAAAAGCTATCTTTAAATAAAGATTGTTATATAATGGGACATTCTCCAAAGCTGCAAAGAAGTTCACGAATAATCTCATTTGCTTTGCTGTAATCTTTTAGAGAACCGTTTCCTAAGGATTCATTTAACCTTGACTGGTGCATCCATGACCCAGGATTTGAAGGAGTGGAAACAAAGTCCCAGCAGAGCAACTCAAAGTCGTCTTGTACCTCCAAAGTCTCACCTATCTGTTTTACAGAACCCATTCCTCTTGATGAAACACCTACTTGAATGCCACTGTCAATTAAAGCCTTTAAGATATTTCCGGACGGAGTAGGTAGTATTTCGATCTTACCCATGATATAATCTCCATCCCACCAGATATCTTTTATATTGTGAGAAACGTTTTTTAAGTTTATTATTGTTGATTCTGGATGGTCTAGTTCACCGGTTGCACGGTTATTACGAACACTATCCATATACTTATCAATCTCCCTTTTCCAAATAGACTTAGGGTAATATCTACCATTGCCGTTCTTAACTTCGGCGGTTGCTAAGATACCTTCAACCATCGGACTGCCTCCACCTCTTGATTCGGTGATAGCTCCTACGGGTCGGAAGGATTGGGTTTCTATAAGGAGATCTTTACTCATTAATTATTTCTTAAGTCCTTTTCTTTTAAGCATCTCTTTCACTGCTTCTGCATAACCCATTTTCTCTACCTGCTCTCCGGCTTCTTCGTTTGGAGTTTCTAATTCCTCATCCATAGATGTAGGATCATCATCATGCTTGGTTAAATCAAAGTATTCATCTACTACTTCCTTCTTCTTCTCTCCATACTTACCTTCAAGACGGGCTTTTTCTTTTTCGTATCTTTTCTTCTTAGCTTCTAAGAACTTAATATTTCTCTGAATCTCTTTTACTTTCTTTTTATCTACCATCTCAGATACACCTTCGGCTTCTGTCATTGATAGTTTAGATTGAAGTTCAGAAATTAATTCATCTATTTGACTTACTTTGGCTTCGGCTTTAGCTAAATCAGATTTTTTTTCAATCTCTTTAACCGCCTTTTCCATTGCCTTATTTTTAGCTTCACTAAGCTTAACAGGCATCATCTTATCTGTATCAGATGCTTTTAAACCAGGAGCCTCATCAGTGTATCCAATACCCTTAACTCCGAAAGCACCGTCCTTCATATAATGCATAGGATCTTTTTCAAGGTTCTTAACGACCATTTCCTTAAGTTCCTCTTCAGTCTTTTCAGCATTCTTAGGATCCTTCATCTCGGCATAGTAACCGGATAAAATAGACTCCATTGAAAGATTGTTAGAATTTTTTTCGTCTTTATAATCGTAGCCTGCAGTCTCAAGCTTTTCAACGTCCTTGTCAGTATCTTTAAGATCAGCTTTTACGTTCTCATTAAAGATTGAGAACCAATCTGGATTTGTAGGTCTTTTAGCAGATATACCGATAAATCCTTCTGAAAGGATTCCTCTTTCTGTTAAGTTATGAACGGCTTGATCAAAAGTTAGAGCATTAGTAACAACGTTTGGAAACATTGACTTAGCTTCTTTTAAGAATAATTCTTTATTGCCTTTTCCTTCTTTAATAAGGTTTAGTTTGTTCTGTAGGCTTTTCATACATTTATAAATATAGTAGACTTAGGCTCCTGTGCCTCTTAAGTCCAAAGTTTCTTTTACGATGTCGATTGCAGGGACAAATGTTAGAACTCCACCTCCGGGAGCTACTACAACCGAGGCCATATAATCTGATTGTACTAGGGATGATAATCCGGATCCTAAAGTAAAAGATCCAGAAGTATTTTTAGGAGAGGTAGTATCGTAGAACCCGTCTGAGTTCTTTACTGTCTCTAAAGTGAAATAAGAACTACCCTCTAAGGTATTTGAGATAGTATAAGTGGTAGAAACTCCGGCTGTTATATCTGCCGGTTGCTGTTCCCTGTTTTGTGTTACTGATACGTTAAAGTTAGCCATTTTTTATTTCTTCCAAAGATCTTTAACTATTAGGCCCTTGGCCTTCTTTCTTAGTTTATTCTGGTCTACAAGTTTCCAACCTAGTTTAAGGTAGTAGTTCTTTGCAGCTCCTTTGGCATTCTTATCAGGATTATAAGCATACTTTCCTAAGTACGCCCCTGCACCGGCCGAGGTAGACATTTCCTTAAGCTGTCTCTTAAACTCGGTCCTGGTCATGATTTAAAGTTCGTTAATTAGTTCGTAATACTGTAAAAGATTAACAACATCGTCATTAGAGAATTTATCGTTTTTCTCTAAAGGTGTTACGTACTTAAGAACTTCTTGTAATTTAATTTTAACTACCTGGTCTTCAATACTCTTAATTTTTCTTTCTAAAGTACTTTTAATTCCTGGGATTCTATTGTTGTAAAGTTCTTTTAATTTTTCAGGTGCATCTACAGAGTTAATAAATTCTTTTAAGACTTCTTTTTGAGCAGACTTTAGATCGTCGTACTTTTCATTAAACTTCTCAAGAAGAACTCTGTAAGTAAGCATCTTTAGGTCCTTATCGTACCCGTTAAACTCTTCCATTAATTCATCTTTCTTTTCCTCAACAGGTGCTTTAGAAAGATATTCTAATAAAGTCATTTTATTACTAATAACGACTTCCGGTGCTACATCAGTAGATGTGTGATTTTCAATAAGGTTATTTAAAGCAGCGTAAATTTTATAGTTATTAATTTTAACTTTGAAGAATTTCTCTACGCTGTAATTTTCTTTAATTTCACGTACTAAATTATATCTCTGTTTTCTAACCTCGGTACGATTTAATTTAGATGAGGTCTCAACCAGACTATTAATTACTAATTCAGCCTTAGATTCGGTTAAGTTTTTGTGTTTAGATAGCTGCTCGTATAATTTATATTCTTTTCCTAATTCACTATTTAAAAAGTATTTTCTAAGAATATCAACAGCAGCAGAGTCTTTCCCTTCTAAAGTGTCGGCGGTAATCCGTCTTACTAAAAGTTCAAAGAGTAAACCTGTATTCTTGAATTTCGAGTGTTTGTTCTGCACAGTAGTCGGTTTTATAATAAATATGTGTTAAATTTTATTCCCTGATTTGTTTTGGGTCTAGAAGATTATCTCCTTTTTTATCTGATTCAAATACCAGCTTTTTCTTACCCGGCATGTTATTAAGCATATCTTCATGACGACCTAATTCTTTTTTAGATTGCTCCATAGCATACCTACAGGCATCTACTCTTTTAGGTCTACCAAAATCCTCCTGATCGTCATTCTTAGCAGCGTCTCTACCTAATCTATCCTTACCTAAAGGATCATTTTGAGTTCCGGCCATGGATGCTTTTTCTCTAGGACGGCCCATCTCAGGCTCATCTTCATTATATCCATCAGGTACTGAACCTGGACGGTCATACACCCTACCCTTACCGTAAGCCGTAGCTATATCGTGAGGAGTTCCATAAGATTCTCCAGTCTCCATAGGATCATTTCCTTCATTTTCTATCTGAGATCTTCTAAAGTCTCTTTTCTTATCTTGAAGAATCAAGTCTCTATACTCATCATACTGATCTTGAGATAGGTGGAAGATATTATCGTAAATCCAATCCGTTGGAAGAATACCAGAATCTTTAATTTGAGCTGCTAGATCAACTTTCTCTTTTAATAAAGCAATTCTCTCCTGATCATAAATGATTGAAGGAGTGGTTAGACCTAATTCAAAGTTAGTTAGTGATTCGTCTCTATAACCCTGAATGTAAAGATGCACAAAAGCAATCTTATAAAGTTCGGAAACCATAATACGCTGTACCTTTTCAATGGTTCTACCGAATCTAATATCTTCAGCGGCCAAGGTTGCCTTACCTTGTAGATTTTCATCATATCCAAGGAATGCTTTTGGTACTCTTAAGGCAGCAAATAGCTTATCTCTAAGGTATTCAACGTCTGTTATACCGTCATATTGTAATCCTCCTAGGGTATCAATCTTAGTACTGGTGTCATTACCTCTCATAGGGATATAAAAATCCTCCATAAGATTCTGCATGTTGTACTTTAGGTTATATTCACCTGTCTGATTATCAATATAAGGAGTACGCTTCATTTTAGAGATTGCCTGCTGCATAAAGTTCTCAATCTCATTTGGAGGAATACCACCCACATTCATATATAAGATTCTCTTTTCAGGAGCTCTTACTATTCTGTGAACCAGCATTGCATCTTCCATTAAGGTGTACTGCTTGAATAATTTCCTTGCAGGCTCTAAGTAAGAACGGCCGTAAGGTAAGAAATTAACGTCAGTCAAAAGTCTGAAGTGTGCTATTTCGTAATTATCGAAGAAGATATCCTTACCTGTTTCCTGGTTTGGACCTCTAAAGTAACCGTAAGTGTCTGCTGCCAGACCATCCGGGTCATATCTAAATCTAACTGCTGTAGGATTATTCTCATCAAAGCCTTCCTGTCTTTCTATATTAAAAGCAGAAAATGGAATTACGTTATAAACCCCGTATTGTTCAGAAGCTTCTAATTTTAAGAAGAAGTCTCCATATTTACACATGTTTCTGATCCACCAATTTAAATTAAATTCAACGTTTAAAACGTCATAAAATAAATTATAAAGGATCTTCTGGATATTCTCATCCGAAGAACGGATTTGAAGTAC